GTTTCGGTTTTTACTTTTGCTACTTTAACCGGTGCAGGCTCGTCTACGATCTGCCCGATCTTTCGCAAAAACTTTAGATCATCCTCGGTATATGCCATTGTTTAGCTCCAGCTCGTTAGTACGGATATATTAAAGTCTGCCGTTAGTAAATCGCCGCTTTGTACGCTTAGCACCGTTGGTGCCGTTAAGCTGCCGACGTTCATAACGATATTAGAGGTAGCTAGTTTATTAAACACAGCTACAGCCATAGTTTCGATACCGTTGAGGTTCCCACGGTTATCCAGCATTGGCACCGTCATTACGATACGAAAATTAGCCATAGGCGCGATAGTCGCGTAGGTATTGTTGCTCGGAGTGATGTAATTATCCGCCGGGATAACGATCACGCTGTTAGCCGTGATTGTTGGCGGTGGAAAATCGTAGGTATTCCAAACGTTTGTATTACTTAGGGCCGCTGCAATAGAGGCGCGTAGTGTAGTTATAGGCGCTGTCATTTTTAGCCGACCATAGAATTAGGGTTCATATAACCGGCGATAAGTCCTCGGATCTTGCCGATCATTGAATTACCCATACGGTAAGGGCTAGGACTAAACCCGTCTACTGATACGCCGCCTGTTTGGCTAACCTGCCGGGCCTGCCATATATCGACCGCTAAAATCATCGCTGCCTCACGTACGGCCGGTGTAGCTGCATACGCTGTAGCTTTTGTATCTGCTCCTACAGCTGAGCCGTACGGCAAAATACGAGCAAAATTAACGTTAGCGGCTGTCTTAGAAAATTGGATAAAGCTATAGCCGTTTGGCCAGTTCCACGTATAAGGGTTCCAAACAAGTGTAGGTATCTGATTGACCGTACCTGCGCTCCACGGCATCGTGCCGGTAATTGTGTAAGTGCCGTTATATGTCGCACCGCAATTACTCAAGGTAACGCTCTGACCGGTGCTAAAGATAGCCGGGTTAGCGATCATTACGGTAGCTATATTATTTTGTAACGTAGCTCCTACTACGGGAGCTGAGTCAAACCATAAAAACTGATTAAGGATATCTTGAGCGGTTTGGCATACTTCCTCGACCACGCTATCAGGGTAAAGATCCTGAATACCGAGGTTATCGCGTAACTCTTGCTCTGTTACGTACGTAGCCGCCACCGTTTGACTCCTTAGTTAATAGGGCCGGTAGGGCTCAAAGGGCTAAGAGCCCTACCGACTATTAGGGTTTTACTTATGCCTTTAGGTAACGAATACCGGCAGGCATTTTGGCGATTGTTGCCATAAATCCGTAGATAGCTACCTGAACCTGTAGGTTCGATACTACGTTTACTGACATATACGCCTGAGGTGAGCGGTAAACAGTAAACGCCTCAGGTGCCAAAATTAGCGCTGAGCCGTCGTCTACTGTTGTCGCTGCAAAGTTCTTGTCTACGTATAGATCAAGGCCTAGTACGTTACCGCGAATAGACTGAGGGCCTACCTGTCCGGCTGCGTTCATTGGTTGAATAGCGTTATAGATAGGTCGCTTTGTGGTATCTGTCGCGCCCATCAATAGCTGCCATTGTGCAGCGTTACCGATGTAGTTCTGAGCAAAATAGCCTGTATTTTTGTAGATGGTTGCTGCTGCTTGTGAAGTGTAAGCAATAACTCCATCGCTATCGGCTGTAGTAGCTGTTGCAGCTGTACTAGCTGATAACAAAGCTGCTACTACTGTTGTATCGATAGTAGTGAGGTATGCGTTCTGTAGTTGCTGTGTTAGTTCAGCGTAGAAATTAGGATCTGAGCGCTCTAGGAGTTCTACTGAGATCGTGTTCATACCTGAGTACTTATTTACTGTACCTGTTAGGTATTCAGTAACCATACCTGTATTAGATACGGCTCCGGCTTCGGCCTCTACTGTAACAGTCGGTGCAACACCTGAACCGCCACCAGCTGAGGTAACGAGTGATGGGACTGAGATCGTCATACCGCTGTTAGGCAAAACTCCCTGAGAGCAGGCATCGATAGCAGGTGTACCAAAACGTGTATTAGTTACAAACTCTGTTAGGTACTGAGTAGGGTTAAAAGCTGGGTTTGTAGAGAAAGAGTCATCGGCTGCGGTTACGTAGAGCTTTGACTCATCGCTACCTAGTGCAGCTTTAATCTTGTGCTCTGTGTATGTTGCCATAGACACAATAGGAGTACGTACTCGCTGTGAGTCTAGTACTGATGGACGGATAATCTTACGAGCGGCCTCGACCTTTTCAGCCTCGACCGGTGTATCTACCGGAGTATCGTCCGGTGTATTTTCTGGGGCTGTAGTCACAGCTTCCTCGCTTTCGGTTTCTGTTTCTGTTTCGACCTCTACGATCGTCGTAGAGATAGTTGTAGTTTTTTCTTTTGTACTTGTCGCGGCTTCGAGCGCTGCTCGCGCTGCGGCAATATCAGTAACGGAGGCGCTTGAGAAAGCTGCACTCTCTACGAGGCTAACTTCCTTGAGGACAGCCGCCGTAACTAACAGGTAATCTCCCATCGGCTTAGAGGCCGTTACATCGACCCCTACGGATAAGCCGGACACGAGATTTTCCTGAGCGAGTACGAGCGCATCTTGTCCTCGAGTGCTACTCGATAAACGGAAAGATCCATAAACGCCCGCTGTGTCCTCGCTAAAATTAATTGCGCGACCGACCGGCTTATCCTGTTGATGCTGTGATAGTAATTTTATTTTTGAGGCATCCGGGATAGCGATAGCACCGCGCTCGAACATAACAGGGCCAGCGCTTGTAAAGCCGACCTCGCCATATGGTGCAACAAGTCCGGAGATTACCCGGCGCTCTGTATCGGCTGCTTGTATCTCTTGGCTAAACGTTAGTAGCACTTGCATCTCCTAGCGGTGTTAGTTGTTCCATTTGTCGAGCTTGGTTTACATCGATTAGATCTAGATTTAGCATCTTTTCGATAATCTCTAAACGATCCTTAGCATCGCTACGTAAAAACGTATCGTCTACAGCAAAACGCACTTGATTAGAGCTATTGGTTATATCGTTCATAGATAAACGATCCTCAATAGCTGATATGTATGGCTGTAATGAATAAGCTACAAACTCTTTACGACCGTCGATAATATTTTGGTAGGTCATTGAGTTATTCATATCGCTAGAGATCAGATACGCCGGTACGTTCATCCTTCTTGCTATTTCGGTACTGAGGTACTGGCTCATTTCTGTATAGCCCATATCTTTAGGTGAGAAAGATGTAGGTACATACTCGAGAGTGCTAGTTAAATATGCGGTGCTGCGATTTTGGCGAGCGCTCTTAAAAGCTGCGAGTAATCCTTGTACTTGAGACTCCGGTAAATCTGCACCGTTATTTTTTAGGATACCTGTAGGCATTGGTGTAGCTGCACTTACCGCACTTGCTTTTTGGATGTCATAAGCTGCGCGGATAGTAGTGCTTGCCGTTTGTAATACACCAGGTAGCAACGATTGGAAAGTAACGAGAGATCCAATACCTGCCATAGGTACTAAATTGCCATCTACGAAATAATCTTTAACCTCTGTACCGTATTGATTAGTAGTAAAGGTAACGCGATTATTAGCGACCCACTCAAAGCCGGACGGTCTGCCATCATCGGCGTACAAAGATGTAACGCGCCAATATGCGACCGAATAAAATATCAAACTATCGACGGTGGCTGAAATAGTAAGGCTGCGAGGTTGTCTAATATCCGGCTGCTCTAACCAAACCGGAGAGCCTAATTTTTCGCCTGTTGATTTTTTGTAAAGTGATAAGTCGATCGATGCAATTACGCCGGCGATTAAATTGCGGCAACGTGCAACGCTTGCTACTTGTAAAGCAAAATTACGATCGATACCAATACCGTTATATCCGTAAGCGCTATTAGTATTAAATGATCCATAGCCGTAAGTAGTGTCCATTACGGCGGGTGCATACTGAGCCTCTACACGAGGTTTATCAGAGCTCTTAAGCCCTAGCGTTTGGAGTAATCCCATAGGTAGGATTTTCTCAAAATGTCAAGGATAAAACCGATTAATCGCGGCGTGTCTTAGATGTAAACCTTAGCCTCGGCCATCGGTTGATTAAGTACGTGGACGACCATCGAGAGCCCTATAGCTATATCGATCGGCCCAGCGGACTTACGCCGTATTAATCTCCAGCTCGCATCTGACTCCTTGGCCGCGCAATTTTGCATATGTGCGACGAGCTCATCTTGGCCCGAGTGCACGAGCTTTTTATTCGATAGTGCTTGGTGTAAGTCCCCTGCCGCTTGGTAGCTCTTTTGCCCGGATATGTCGGTTACGTGTATGCCGTTTATTTCGAGGCGTTTGGCGATTGAGGCGGTCGTGTACTTGTCGTAGCACACGGTACGAGGGTAAAACTGTTTAGCCCAATAGGCGATACGATTAGCCATATAAAGCTCATCGATAGCTACGTCCGAGTGAAAGACCTCGAGCACCGCTACGCCGATACGGCCATCCTCGAGTAATTGGCCCATGACGAGCGACCCGTTGCGCCTCGACGGTGCCACGTCAAAGCCGAAAACGGTAAGCGGTCCGGGTGCTAACTTGAGCTCTTTATCGCCTGCCTCCTCGACGGATAAATGAGGCCAAGGTGAGGCCGTACTCGAAATCCATTGGCAAAGGAGCTCGGTTTTTGTAGTTTCGATCGATTGAGTAGCGACTGCCTCAGCTAGCGCCTCGAGTGTGACCGTGTACCCGAGTGCCGGGTTTGCCATAGCCCACGCTTTAGGATCATCGATCCGCGCGAATTGCTCGGCGCTATATTCATAATAGCCAAGCGACGGCGGCGGACTCTCGAGGCATCTTTGTCTCAGAGAATTAAGCACGGTACTAAAAGCATCACCGCTATTGCTCGTTAATAGTGTTTGAGCATTTGGTTTAGCTCGAGTCGTAGGGGTTGCAGCTTGGTACCCCTCCTCGGAGATCTCGCGTAATTCATCGATGTAAAGGAACGAGGCGGACCGGCCGCGAGCGCCGTCTCTAGTAGCCGCAACTACATCGAGGCGATGACCATTTTTAAGCTCGATCGACTCCGTACCGTTAGCGTACCGGATCTGCCGTACTTGCTGAGAGAGCTCCGAGTTACTTTCGATAG